TTAAATACAAAAACAGACTATCTCAATCGTAAGATGTTTTTGGATCCAGCAGGGCCAGTTACCATACAGAGATTTGAAGAAGTAAAATACAAAAAGATTGCAGACTTCGAAGCAACGGCACGTGGTTTCTTTTGGCAACCAGAAGAGATTAGTTTAACTAAAGATTCAAATGATTTTAAAGATGCCAGTGACGCTATTAAACATATTTTTACTAGTAATTTGTTAAGACAAACAGCACTGGACAGTTTACAAGGACGCGGCCCTAGTCAAATCTTTATGCCAGTAATCAGCTTACCAGAACTAGAAGCACTAGTCTATAACTGGACATTCTTTGAAACTAACATTCATAGTAAGAGCTACAGCCATATCATTCGTAATATCTACAATGTGCCAAAAGATGTGTTCAACACAATCCATGACACTAAAGAAATTGTAGACATGGCGTCTAGTGTAGGTGACTATTACGAAGCATTACACAACATCAACTGTCGTAAGCAAATGGGTGAAACGATTCCAGAAAAAGAATATATTCGAGCAATATGGATGGCACTACATGCATCTTATGCGTTAGAAGCTTTCCGTTTTATGGTTAGTTTTGCTACAAGTTTAGCAATGGTAGAAAATAAAATCTTTATTGGCAACGGCAACATCATCAGCCTGATTCTACAAGACGAGCTACTACACAAGGGTTGGACTGCATACTTGATCAATCAAGTGGTCAAAGAAGACGCAAGGTTTGCTGAAGTTAAGGCAGAATGTGAACAGGAAGTGTATAGTTTGTACATGGATGTGATCCGTGAAGAAAAAGAATGGGCCACTTATTTGTTCAAAATGGGACCAGTTATTGGCCTTAATGCTAACATCTTAAAAGATTTCGTGGACTACACAGCAGTTGGCGCACTAAAGGATATTGGTATTAAGTATAACAATCCTGCCCCTAAGTCAACACCAATACCTTGGTTCAATAAACACGTTGATACAAGCAAAAAACAAACAGCATTACAAGAAAGTGAAAGCACTAATTATGTTATTGGTGTTATGAGTGAGAAACTTGATTACGACGAGTTACCACAGATTTAAAGGAAAGAAAATGAAAGCAATCTTATGGAGTAAGTATAATTGTCCCTACTGCGACCAAGCAAAGGCACTATTAAAGCATAAAGGCATCCCGTTTGAGGAACGTAAAATTGGTGACGGCTATACAAAAGAAGAATTACTAGAAGCAGTTCCTAATGCAAGAACAGTACCTCAAATATTTTTAGATGATAAATTAATTGGCGGGTTCAACGAACTCAATGAACACTTAAAAAAGGAAAAACAAAATGTTAATTGATAAAGGCGTGTGCGAAGGCGAAGTTATAACACTTAAACTAACTAGTGGTGAAGAAATTGTTGCTAAATTGGTAGAAGATGGTGCGACATATTATAAACTAAGTCGCCCAATGGTAATTGGTATGGGACAACAAGGCCCAGGATTAATGCCATACTTGTTTACTGTATCACCTGATAAAGATATTAAAATTTCAAAAGTGACTGTAACCGTAGCAGAGGCAACTGATAAAGCATTTGCTGATCAATTTATCCAGTCAACGACTGGTATTGCAATGAGGTAATTATGCCAGCTGTTGCTAGAAATGGTGATCCAATAACTACAGGACATGGCTGTGATGGAACATCAACAGTCATTGGTCCATCACCATCTGTATTTGCAAACAATATAGGTGTTGAACGTAAAGGCGACCCTGTTGCACCACACACTATCCCAAGTGGAAGACGATGTGTAGGACATTCAGCAGTTATCAATGCTGGATCAGGTACCGTGTTTGCAAACAACATAGCGTTGGCAAGAGTGGGTGACTCTGCAGATGCAGGCTCAATTACTGGCGGAAGCTCAAACGTATTTGCCGGTTGACACTTTATGTCTGGAACAGATACTCCTAAAGTAACACGGGAATGCCGTGGTTGTACAATGTGCTGTGAGGGCTGGCTATCTGCTGACATCAAAGGCCATTTAATGTATCCTGGTCAAAAATGTTTTTATTTAAAACCAGTCACTTGTTGTAGCATATATGACAGTCGTCCCCATAATCCTTGCAGGGTATACAAGTGCCTTTGGAAGGAAGATACATCAATACCATATTGGATGAAGCCGTCAACATCTGGTGTAATAATGACCAAACGAAGTGACACTTTGATAACTGTGACGTTGACAAGTAAGCGCACAAGTGCTAAAGTTGAGGCATGGTTAGAAGAATATAAAAATTCTTTACAGGGAGTAAAAATGTCTTCGTTCAATGCTTATGAATTTTCAATGTTATGAACAGTTTTGAAAAAGTTTGGGCAAGAGCAACCGGACATTTAATGGGAAATACGGATGATGATCGTCCGGACGTGCCTATATTGACATTGCGAGAAGCTCGAATCGCATTGTTTTTAAAGACCTTTTGGGTAGTAATACATGTAATAACGTGCTTATTCATTATTGCTAACACAATAAGGCACTGGTAGCTAATTAATTAACAAGGAGATTAACATGGCAACAAATAGATTCCAAGAATTCGCAAAACTTTTAGAAGAAGCAGAAGGCGATTTTGAAAAGTTTTACGACAAAGAAGTAGGTGCCGCAGGTACTCGTGTACGCAAACACTTACAAGAAATCGCCAAACTTTGCAAAGAAGTTCGGAACGACGTAACAGCAGTTAAAAACGCTCGTAAAGAAGCTTCAGGCAAATAATATGGGTGAAAGAAATACAAGCAAGTTGGCTTTTGAAATTCTAGGTGATGTTCAAAAGATGAACTTGGGTCCTACAGATACGCTAGTCGTAAATTGTAAAATCCCAATGAGTCCCAATGATCGTCAACGTGTTTCGGAAACATTCAAAAAAGTATTTCCAAATAATGAAGTGATGGTGTTAATGCCTGGTATGTCATTAGAAGTGGTTACCAAAACTAGTTGACATTTTTCAAACATTATCGTATAATACACATATGACAATGCATTTACATCATCCTTCACTTACTACAACAGGTAAGAAAAAAGGTAAGAAAAAATGGGCAAGCGCCGAGCATAAACGCAAAGCCGAACAACTTGATGAAAGTTGGAAGGCCCTTCAAAAGAAATGGGCTGTTGATGCGGAAGATAAAAAACGCAAACTAGGACTATCTGCTCCTAGTTTGAGCAGTTCGTACAGTTTGAAAATTCCAGAAGGTCGGAATACAACTGCACATATCAAGAGCGTGGACACTGGTGGCAATGCTGTTCTCAGGCCTGCCAAAGTCTACACAGGAACCAAAGTAAAAGGTATTGCTACAATGCACAAGAGCAATGCAGTACCAGTGTTTAGTGATGAAGAAGCAGTAGATATAGCCAAAATGCGACGATAATGGCCCATTACGGACCAATATTTGAGTGTAGAAGCTATATAGAATAACGTTTCGAAAGAAACTAAGATAGTAGGTTTGGTATGTTAGTGACAGTGACTATTAAACCCGCGAGTCTTGGCCAATGAAGAAACCCGAAGTTACGGGAATGCCAGGCTTGCCAAAGGTACTGTAAGCGTTATGAACTTGCAGTGGCTAATGGAGAGAAGACAGAATCTGCTTTGGGTTGGAAGCCAAGTAGTTAGTCATCTCCCTTAATGTAATGTTGCGCTTTGCAACACCAAGTGAAAGGAGAACACTATGGAAAAAGTAATTAGGCTTATTGCCTTGATAGTCGGTATCTTGATTGTGGGTACAGCAGTATCTCAGATTACCGTAAACAAAATTGATAAATTAAAGGACCAACAATTTGTTAGTTCCAAAGACGTTGTATCAATTAGAGACCGCGAAAGACAACTAGATTGTCTAGCAAAAAACATTTATCACGAAGCAGGCGGTGAGCCATTTGAGGGTAAAGTAGCGGTTGCACAAGTAACAATGAATCGTGCAGAAAGTGGTAAATTCCCATCCGATATATGCGGAGTTGTTTACCAAAAAAATGTATTCATGGAAAAGGTAGTGTGCCAATTTAGTTGGTACTGTGAAAACGGCGGACGTCCACCAATTCGTTCAAAAGAAATGTACGATGAAAGTATGGCTGTAGCCAAAAAAGTTTTGCTTGAAAACTTTAGGCTTGACATATTGAAGGATGCATTGTATTTTCATGGTGACTATGTAAACCCACGTTGGGGTAAAGAGAAAATTGGTAAAATTGGTCGTCACATATTTTATAGGGATCCAAAAAATGGAAAAGGTTAATCAATTTATTGAAACATCTATTGCAATGATCAAAGACAAGATTGCTCATATTTCTACTGAAACTTTGGGGTGGCTTGCTAACATAGTGTTACATGCCGCAACAATACCAACATTTTTGGCAGTAGGAATGGGACTAACTGATAAACTTCCTGGAATTGATATTATACTTTTGATTTGGGGTGGTTTGACATTGTTGTTTGCTCGAGCAATTATTGCCAAAGATATGCTTAATGTAGCAACAATTGGAGTTGGTTTCATTATTCAAGCCGTTTTGCTTGCATTGATATTTTTCAAATAATCGATTTAACCAAAACGTTTGACAAACAATGGCCTCTATAGTATACTATGTACTGTAGAGGCTTTGTTATTAACACACACAGAAAGGCATAATATGAAAGGCTTTATCGCAGGCACCATTTTTGGTTTGGTCCTGGCAACAGTAGGTTTTAGTGGCATCGCTAAGATGCTTGATAAAGGTGTTGACACCGTTAAAACTCAAAGTCAGGAGTTGGCAAAATGAAAAAATTAATCCTTATTCCAATTGTTGCAACTCTTGCGGCATGTTCAAGCATGAAGGACATTCCTGATCGCAAAACTTATGCACAGCCTAGCTGGTATCAAGACTGCGCCCAAGAAGGCGTAAAAGGCTGGTTCTGGTGGAAAGAAGATATGGTGTATGCTTGTGGTGCAGGTGAAAGCCGTTATGCACAAGCCGCCGAAGAACAAATGGATGCTATTGCAATGAACAACTTTGCAAAACGCATTAACGGAAAAGTCAATAGTGAAACAACGATTGACATTGTGGATGACAAAAAGTCCACCCGCACTTTTATCTCTTACAAAGTATCCGACACAGCAATTCGTCGACATGTGAAGAGTGAGAAAGGCCATTTTACAATGGGCGGACGTCATTACACATACGTTAAACTTGAAATGAAGAAGAGTGTATTCGATCAATTGGTTGCAGAATCAAAAGGTCAATAACATGAACAAGCTACTGTTCTTCGTAGCAATATTGTCTTTGGTAGGGTGCAGTAGTGCCCCTCCAAAGCAACACAAACAATATTGCCATACCAGCCAAGAAATTCGTAAAAAAGGAAACGACACTGTATCTAGTGAAACACTAGTTAAGTGTAACGATGATCCGATTGAACAAATTGGTATTAAGAAAATGGGTGTGGCAAAACAATGTTTTGAATCACCGTACAGGCATCAACTGCCAAGCGGTCGTATAATTGAAGGGAGAGGTTATGCTTGTCAAAAGTTTGATGGTACTTGGGAAGTCATTGACGGTCGCAATATTCATTAGTAGCACAGCTTATGCTAACAGTTGGAATAAACCAGTTTATCAAACTGAAATTTATGGCCATAACGCACCATCAATAATCTTTAATGCTTATCGAAGTTTCTTTACTCGACTAAACAAAGAGGATAGCCTTAAACATCAACAAGCAGTATTTCATGCATTGAATAGGCTTGATAATGGTGAAGTAACTACGTGGTATTCATATGATGGATATCACACTGGGCAAGTGCAAGTAATGGTAACTACTACATTGAATGGTGAAATGTGTCGTAGACTTTATAGCGTAGTTACGTTAAAATCAGATCAACGTTCATTTGAAGAATGGGCTTGTTATAAAACTAATACTAACACATGGGTTTTTGCTGATAAATAACTGTTATGGTATTTACAATTCTACTTGCACTGTCTGGTCTAACGCTGTCAGCAGTTGCCATATACTATAGCGTCATTGGTTTGACTGCGGTGTTTGCCGCGGCATTTTGGCCTGTGGTTGTAATGGGTACAACATTGGAAATATCCAAACTTGTTGCCGCAAGCTGGCTTAAGACTTACTGGACACGCATACCAACTGGTATGAAAATTTATATGAGTACAGCAGTTATTGTACTTATGGTTATTACCAGTATGGGTATTTTTGGCTTTTTAAGTAAAGCACACTTAGATCAAAACATTGTAAGTGGAGATGTCCAAAGTAAGATAGCTATTTACGATGAAAAAATAGCAACAGCAAAAGGAAACATTGATGCTAATCGCAAAGCACTCAAACAAATGGATGAGGCTGTGGACCAAGTTATGGGTCGAAGCCAAGACGAAAAAGGTGCGGACAAAGCAGTTGCGTTGCGTAGAGGGCAGGCCAAAGAACGCACTAGACTACTTGCTGAGATTACAGCCGAACAGAAAACTATTGCCCAACTTAGTGAAGAACGGGCACCCATCGCCGCTGAAGTACGCAAGGTGGAAGCAGAAGTTGGTCCAATAAAATATATTGCCAAATTAATTTACGGTGATAATCCAGATACTAATATATTAGAAAAAGCAGTAACATGGGTCATCATGATTATTGTTTTTGTATTTGATCCATTGGCTGTGTTAATGCTACTTGGCGCACAAATGACATACCAGTGGAAGAAAGAACAAGACCAACAATCAGATAAACCAGATGTGTTGGTAACGGATGTAACCGAACCCATTGCACCTGAAGAAGTTGCAGAACCTGTCGTAGAAGAAATACCAGTTGCTAAACAATTCATTGACCATGGTGAACATCCTAAGGATAACTTTGGTTACGAAGAAAAAACACACACAGAAGAAGTTCCAGGCGAAACACCGTTGACTGCACTAGGAGGTGATATAACAGCAACAGAGGAAAAGCCAGTAGAAACGGTAGAAGATATACCGTTAGAACAATGGAACAAGATGATCGAAGAGGCTGAGAAAGAAGTTGAAAAAGAAAAATCAGCAAAGGCGCAATGGAAGGCTGAAAATCCTGATGACACAATTAAGCATCATGAAAAATTAAAAGAATTAGGCATCATTAACGAACTACCTTGGGAACAATCTACACAGGAAAGAAAAGAAGAAGTTGCATCAACTTATCATATCTTTCCAGAGTTAAACACTGAAGTAAACAAACAAACACCTGAACCTGATTTCCCACGTAACAGGCCAGATTTTACTGAAGTGATTGAACCCACAGACCAAAAAAAAAATGACGTACATAGTCAAACAGAAGGATCATCAAGTGAAGAAAACTCGTCAGTGACCTATGTCCAAAACAGCGAGCAGTCTGAACAATCCATCTGGCAACGAATTAAAAATAAAGTTAACAAATGAACTTAGGAAAAATAAACGTTATTACACCTCCTGATAAACTATTCAATTTAAATTTGAGTTACTTATTGGTAAGACCTTCTTTGAATGTCAAACAACAATTTCAAACAATTTTAAGTCATAACATAGACGAGCT